TATCTGCCATTTCTTTGGCTGTCATACCTTCTGGAGTGATGTTACCAAGCATTCTTTCCATGGCAAGTTGACGAATCTCTTCCATGGTATCAGCACCGAGTTGTTTTTCTGCATCACGAATAGCAGAGGCACTGCCTTTTCTAAATACGAGGTCAAGTATTTTTTCTGGGTTACCATCAGCTACAGCCTTACTTAACCCTTTAGCTAATGTGTTATTTGCCGCAGCGTTGGTTGTTCTTGTAAGACGGCTGATTAACTCAACCTGTTCGGCTATGGGTCGCCCTGCGACCATGGCTAGTTCACGATCCGTTACCCTTGCACCACTTGCACCAAGATCTCTTAACGCTTGCATCATAGGCTTATATTGATCACCAAATAATACTTCACCCGTGCTACCTAGCTTGTTTATCTCTTCTGCAATCGCTGCGGGGTTTGCTGTTCCAAAAACATTCCTGTTTTGTTGACTTACACGTTGTAGATAACTACGAGCCATAGAATTTCTAACAGCTTCTTTTACGTTAACACCAGCGGCACGAGCACCAGCAACCTCTTGAGCAAGTTTTTTGGTTTCCTCAAATTTATTAAGCAAAGACACTTTCAACGCATCATCGTCTGGTAAGTTTTTGACTAATTGTGCATCTTCCGCAGACATGCCCCTGGCTAAAAACTCATCAAATGTGTTGGGTGAATCTATAGGAGTTCTTCCGCTAGGCACTACGGAGTCAAAAAATTTCCGCAAAGTGTCCCCTCGATTTGGAGACAACAACTCACCCGCTGGATCAAATAGTTCTTCAGCGTCAAGATTACCATCTTTATATTTTCTAAATATGTTTGACACATTAGCCTGACGGAACCGTCCTATTCCATCACCATAGAATTTATTAGCTTTTTCTAAAGTATCCAACCCTGATCTAACTGTTTCAAGAGATGCTTTTTCAGCCTTACTCATAAATGTGCCATCGGGTCTACGACCCGCGTTTATATTCTTTCGGATATTTATGGCGGCATCCAGATATGATCTATCAATCGCTCCGACAAGCTCTCCAATAAATTTACGGTTTTGTGTGCCGACAAGGCTAGGATCGTACCCTGCTTCACGAAGAGCGGTGCGTATACCGTTCATTTCTGCAACCGTGGCGTTTCTCATGTTATCCTTTTCAAACTTCAAAATAAATTTACCTAATCCAGATCCCGCAAGATCAAACGCTGGATTGTCCTTTGCCAATCGTTTAAACGCTCTGACTAGTTTTTCAGTTGGTAAAACCTGTGCGCCTCCGAGAAGTTTACTTGCTTGTCCATAAAGAACGTCTGTATCTTCATCAAAGATACGTTTCACTATCTCTATTTGTTTTGCAATTCCATTGCTATCCAACGGTTTAGGAGATTCAAATTTATTGATAATGTCATCAATACCGCTGTTCACTAAATCCACTAAATCTTTTTCGGCTTGCTTGATAACGTCATCAGGATTGCCGTAAATCTTTATCAAATCCCTGTCTATCAATTCCATGATTTTATCAGGATCGGTGGATTTGCCAGAGTATCCTGCTGCCTTCATATTAGACGCTAACTTATCTGCTACAAATTGAGCATTAGCACGAGCCGCCTTTTGATTTGGAAAGACTCCCTCATATATCGCTTGTAAACGCCCAAGGATTGGTGACTCGTTAACGGCACGGACAGTTGGTTTACCACCCCCACTTATAACCTCACGAGCAACTTTCCGCGCTTCATTAGCAGTTGTTGAACCACTTCCCTTTGCAATGAAACCAAGAAGCGATGTCAGACCTCTAGCAGCACCTTCACCTGCTATACCTGTTATAAATTCAGTTGCCATACCTTTTTTGAGGTCGCCTAGGTTTTCGCGGCGTAAGCCCTCTTTTTCTTCCTGATATTCGTCAAATAGATATCCTATTGTAGATCCTGTTCCTGCCGCTATCCCCGCTCCTACCCATCCTAATGGAGAAGCAAGCAAGGATGCTGCAAGACCAGTGAGTATGGGACCTCTGGTTTCACCATAAAAATCTACAAAATCGTTACGGGTAAACTTAGCCTTCTCATCAATCGCAAGCAAACCTTCGCCTGATATGCCATACTTGTCTTTTATATCATCAGGTAACAGATCTCGATTGAGTAAAAACTCTCCCTCGTTGTCCACCTCAACAGCTTGTTCAGGCACACCAAGACTAGCTAAACGTGCACGTTTTTCATCTGCATTGTCTCCTTTAGCAAAAGACAAACGAAAGCTAACGTCTTGCACACCCGTGTCGTAATCAATTTCACGAGTTGGAAGTTGCGGTTCAATAGGTGCAACATCTTGAGTTTCTACTTGATCTACGGATTGTGTCGCAGGTTGTGAAAATTTACGAACTATAGCTTCTTGTTCTTCAGCGGTGGGAGTGTCCCCAGCGATACGAACTTTCTGAATTCCAGAAGATGTGCGAACCTGAATGACGCCCATGAGTTATGCACTCCTTGCCACGATGTCATATATATCATCATCACCCATGACTAAATCAGCCCCTAAACCTGCTGTTAAGGCTGATTGAGTAGTCTCATCTACTTTTCGTTCTTCAAATGTTTGACCAACGCCTGTCATTACACCTCTGTATTTAGAATGCTCTATTTCAGCTCTTTTCCTAAGAACTTTTTGGACTTCCTGCAAAGCTCTATCAGCGGCTTCTTGCGATTGAAACAAAGTTCCAGGGCCACCGGAAAGATTGATTATGGCGTTACCATTATTATCAAAAGATGCCTCATAGCCTAACGCCGTAGCAACTCGGACACGATCCCGATCTGAAATTGTTTTACCTGCTTCACCCAAAAGAATTGGAGCAAGCTGCATGGCTAAAATTCCATGCATTTTTGCATATTGTCCGGCTTTACTTAATTCGTCTGGAGGGTTAAAACCAATGGTTTTAAGAACCCCGTTCATTCCTACGCCTCTTAATCCATCAAAAAGATTACCTATCACAGCCTTCCCACCAGTGGCTTCACCTGTAGCCACTAACTGCCGTGCTTCTTGAACCCCTAAATCTAAAGCATTGATTTGATCCAAGCTAGACACATATGCATTAGTGATTACAGGAAGATCATTTTCACTAGCAAGAATTGTTGAGGTAGCACCATTCTTTTTACCGTAAGGAGTAGGCACAAGAACATCATATTTTATTCCGTTGAACTCACGAGTTTCATTATTATATAAAGCGTTAATCTCTTTATACCCTAAACCCCTTGCTGCTTTTGTTTTTGCTTTTTCCTGTTCCAGAAAAACAGCACCAGTTGTAAGGTTTTGAGTTAAACCTTGCTGTTCCATCAGCTTAAAAGCATCCCCACTTAAACTGACCGGTTGCCCCGCTACAAACTTTCTTCCGTCTGGTGCAACAAAATCTTGAGTTACAAAATAGTCTTTCTCAGTCAAACCTCTAGTTCTATCGCCTTCCATCCTTTGAATAGCGTATTTAGAAGCAAGTAATTCAGCCTCACGATTAAATGCGTCCTTCTTTTGTTTTGATTTCATAAACAGAGGTATGGTTTTAGTCATTCCGTTAGCGATGTTCTCTAAAGCATTCTCACTTTTACCTCCAGCTATAGCAAAGCCCATCATAGCTAAATTAAGACCCTGTATGGAGGGATCTTCTTCATACTTAGGTAACAGTTTTAAAAATTCAGCTTTAAGGTCTTCAGCAGACCCTGTTCCCTTTTGAGAGGCTACATCAACTTCTTGTTTATTGGTTGTTAAAGGAGGCACTCCATCATTCGCGTTAACTTGTTTCGCTCGTGCAACAATCGCCGCAGTTTGATTGTCTGCTTCATCACGATCTGCTGGATCTTCAGGACCAGGTTCCGCTGGATCCGCTTTTGACGCAGGTCTTGTGTCATCCTGATCCTCAGTTTCAATATCATCCGTATCAATGTCAAAAGGTTGCGTTTCAACAAGAGGGTCTGGTTGCCGTTCAAGCTGCGCTCTTTTTATAAGTTCCTCAATAGACTCGCCGGTTGATGACGAAATGGCTCCCGTGGTTGGGTTTACAACAACTTGACCCCCAGCCTGAGTAATCGCCTGTGCCTGCGCCAACTGATTTTGCATCGCTTGAGCTTGACCTACTGGTAAAACAGGTGTGGCACCCGAACTAGGAAAACTTGTTGGTGCGACTACACCCGTAGGTGTAGGTGTAGGAGGACTAGATGGAGGTAAACTTGGAATTTGTGAAGCTCTTTGCTGTCGCAATATCGAATCATCATAATTCTTTGGAACTGGGTTAATATTTAAAGTTGACAAAAACTTGTCTGTTGGCTCTCTAGATCCTAAACGACCACCAACGGTGCTAGTATCTCCGCTGTCAGATGTAAACGGAGAGGTTACCAAAGAACTTAACATCCCTGTCCCCGTACCTAAAGTGCTTGCTCCAAATCTAACCGCATCAGAAGCAGGAGTGTCTCCAAGATAATTTTCTACAAACTGTGTTGCGTCCAGAGCCTGTTGCCCACCAGCTATGCCCTCAAGTTGCGCCCTTTCAAGAACACTTAAACTCCCAATGCCTCTTTCTTTGGCTCTTCTCGCAATATCTATAAGTCCCGCTGTGTATGGATTTGAGGCAGAGCCTGGAGAAAAGTATTTCTGACCACTTCTAGAAGTAAAAGTTTGTATACCCGTAGGAGGAACTACTTGTCCGCTTGCCGTTACATTTCTAAAAAAATTTGGACTATGCGTGTGACCTACAGGACCACCAGCGTGAAACATTGCAACGTTAGGTATACCCGCAGTTCTGTTAAGAGCGTTACGAGCGTTACGTTTAAACAGCCTTCGATTAAGCACGTTCATTTAACTAAACCCTACCACCCAAACCAAGGATACCGCCTTCACCAAACGCGCCAGCTTGGTTCAAGCCTGCGATGCCCATACCTATACCGCCAAGTTGTGACAGGAAGCTAGGTTTAGGTGCCGTAGTTCTCTGAATTTCACTTGTTGTTGAAGGCACGCCACGGAATATGTCAGACATAAATCCAATACGCTGATACGGTTCAAACTGGCGTTCAAGGCTCGTGGCACGTTGTGCGTCAAGCTCAAGTTGTTGTTGCTGTTGCTCCATGCCGCCAAGCTGTGACAAGATGCCAATGT